GCAACACGTTATTTGAATCATAAACCTGTATCAGATTGTCTTTGATAACTACCCTTGCCCCACTGGTGGCTGTCTGCAATGTGCCAATCTTAGCGGTAATAGCGGAAAGCGAATCCACTGACAACTTATCCGCTGTCACCGCTCCCGCTTGAATCATACCCGACACGATTACATTCTTGTCAAACACGGTATTTCCAGTCACATGCAGATGTTTCCCATCGATAGTGGTGGTTTCGCTTGTCATGTTGATTTGGTTAATCACATCGTTCTTTGCAACTCGAAGGTTGATAGCATCATTTAACTGCGAGAGGGCAGTGTAATTCTTATACCCGTCTTTTGTATTGAGATTCGTAACCACCGCCGTAATGCTTGTGGAATTTTGGGCGATAGCGGACGCATACCCTTTCCCATCTTTGACTAGGGCGGTGATACTGTCAGAGTTTTGAGTGATACCTTCCTGCATGTTAGGAATGGTGGTGTTGAACACTTGCTTGAGGTTCTTGTCCACCTTGTTCAGGCTGATGGCTTCATCGGCTAACAACTCAGCATCAACCTGTGCCTTAATAGTGACTCTGGAAGAGCCGGACTTGTTACCTTCGCCGAAGAGGTCGTACCAGGCTATCTGTACATCGTAGATACCGGCTCCACAGATATGGCTGTATACGTTGTTTTCAGTGGTGACTTTGGTGATTTTGCTGTTGGAGTCGGAAATATAGACCGCCATGCCGATGCAGCCGCTTGGCACTGATGTTTTGGCTAATACGTTAAACCCCTTGAGGGTAGATGTCAGCGTCGGTGCCGCCGGTGCAACAGGTGCAGATTTGTTGTATGCGAGAACTGCAGGATCGGAATATTTCCCGAGTGCATTTCGGGCATACAGGTACAGAGTGCCGGTTCTCGAGGTGAGCTGTACGGTCGCTGTCAGCCCGGTGGTCCGAGCGAGCAGTCCGTCTCCTTCGTCTCCGTATGACTTATCTTTTCTGACTTCGTACCATGCGATATCGGTATTTGTTACTTCTTCCCAGCTTACTTTTGCCGATTTATCAAATTTAATAGAAAAACCATCTGGAACATTAGGTATGGTTGATTTCATTGCTACAGTGATCTTCGTTTGCGGGGCGGCATCCGGGCTGACAGATGCACCGAATTTATCTTTCGTACATACAGCAATAAGGTAAGTGTCACCGACAACAGCCTGGGGAATCACTACCTGAGACTCACCGCTGCCGCCATAAATCCAATTCCCTGCGAAACCGATTTCCGAAGCCTTTAGTCCGGCAATAGGCTTGACGCCTTCCAGCTCTTGCGTGTTGTTCGTTTTGTACCATACATCGGCCTGCAGGTAGCTGTTGAGCGACGGTTTATCCCACTTCACGACGATGTCGTATCTTGCAATGCCATCTGCCAGTTGCCTGAATCTGTTATAAGCGGCCACGTTTTGAACAGGTGGTATGTAGTACGGTAACAGGGTATATTCATAAGCCTGAACATCAGCCAATGATTCAATGCCAGCACCAAAAATATTATAAGAAGTAAATTTGAAAAACAGCTTCTTTCCAATATCGTCTTTTGTGAATGGAAGTTTAAGAATGGTGCTGTCCAATCTGATAAACTGGCTGTCAATGGTGTGTTCTGAAGCCGTGGTGTTATACTGTCCACGTTTGCACCCTGACAGTTTCCATTGGCCTTCAGCAATCATTTCAGCCGTTTCATAGCTTATGCATTCCCCATCAAGCCAGCAAAGAGTGTTGCCTTGTTCAGCATCCTGTTCAGTGCCAGAAATAAAATCACCATTACTGGAAACTTGAATGGTGGTATCAGTAGAAGAAACAGTTTTCAGAAGCTTTCCAAAACGTGCTGAAGAAGCAATTTGCCCGGCTTCACGGTAATTTGTGCCATCATCTGAAACATATACAAGACAACCGCCCCAATTATCTGAAGCCCCTTTTGTCCCAATCCACAATTCAAGGCCATTGGTTGTTAAATCAGCCGGAGGCTGAAGAATCATTGGAATGGTGGAAGGTGCATCAGCATTAAAATCAATGAATGGCCTGTCAATGTCATTCACATCATATTCAGCCACCCCATAATCACCATCAGGGTAAGAAATAGCCGTAAAAGTAATGGTTCCATCTGCGTTTTCTGTTACTGAATCAATAATGGCAACCTGTTTTTCAAGCCCACAATTTTCATCAGTCAGTGTCACCAAATCGCCAATTTCCAAACGGCAGAATGACCAATCAAGGCTAAACGTGTATTTCACACGCTGAAATTGATTATCCCTTGCAAGCCGTTCAGCAATTTTAACGGCACGTTCTTTTGAATAAATATAATGGGCTGATACGGTTCCAGCCTGTTTGACCCCATATTCATTGATATCATCTGGCAACGCATATGAAACAGTTTCTTTTTCATAGCCGTTGTTCCTGTTGATATACTCAACCGGGAATTGATTATACAGTTCAGAAGAATCTTTTCTTACATAAGTAACCAACGCACCGTTTGACTTTGGAATGAAGTTATCAGCTGTCAGATCATAGCAAATCTTTTTGTTTGGTGTCCATGAACCGAAGGGCCTATCTTCTTTTACAACAATCTTGAAGCTGTCATTGCTCCAGAACATATAAGCATTTGTTAAAGAAACAATGTCATTAATGATTGACCGGGCTTCTTTTGCGTTTCCGGCTGAATCCATTGGTGTACTGATTAAAAGGTCATATTCCCTGCAATATTTACGGTAATCATCAAGGCCAATGATATCAACATCAGAAAGGCCAATTTTATCAAGAATGTATCTGATATAATCAGCCGGGTTTACATCAACCCCATCCCCGGTTTCAGTCAGCTTTCCGACAACTTCAAAATTATATGAAGGCAAACTTCCAGAATCACCCAAATCAACAACCCCACACATATAGGCCAAGTCAGGATATGCAAGGGCCTTGTCTGGGTGTTTCCCAACAACATAAGGCCATGGGGTTTGGTCATGAGTGCCAACATAAAGGGTTAAACCAACTTTATCTGAACCATAATCATAAATGTTTTTTCCAACCCAAATTTTATTGATCCGTTTAATTATCCCTTCACACAATCCAATAATAATGGCTACCGTGTAAGTATAGGTTATTGAAACGCTTTTGCTTTTCCCACCCTTCCCGGCTTTGTGTGTTTCCCGGTGTTCATGGGCTTCAAAATCATCATAATAAATCACATTGCCAGAAACACGGGTTGTTCCCAAAATCTCAGGCACGGCAGAACCATATTCAGCAGTTGCAACCTGAAAATCAGAAATTTTGTTGGCACGGGTAACAGTAGTTCGTCCCTTGAAAAAGCCCATCATTAACCCCCTTTACCAAACCTGAATACATATTTCAATCTGCTTTTCCCTTTTGCATCAAGAAACTGAACATCATTCATGGTGGATAAAATAACCCCCTGATCCATAACAGCATGGCAAACCGTGTTGTGTCCAACGTATACCGCCCCATGAGATATGCACCGCCCATATTGATATAAAAGGAAATCCCCCGGCTGAATGTCAGAAGCATTGACTTCATAGCAATATTTCTTGACATAGCCGAGGAACCATTCATCAGAATGATGTAAGGCCCATTCATTTGAATAGGGCTTTATTTTTATGGAACCCTTTTCAATCATGCCAGCATCTTCAAGGCTGGCAATCAGAAGCATTCCACAATCAACCCCGGCTTTTCTGACCCGTTGCCCGTTTACATGGGGTGTTCCTAACCATCCCATTGCCGCCCTTGCTATCTTTTCACCGTCATTCATAACAGCACTTCTTTTCTGGGTATAAATGGGGCAATCAATGTTGTTTTATCTGTTTCAGTGGAAGAAATGACTTTCCCGTCAGAAGTTTCAGAATACATCCCATTGGGGAAATAACGCCTTATGGGAAATGACATATTCAGCCCCTGTGTTTTCGCTTTAACAGACAACTGAAGGCGAATGCCCCCACCCTGTTTGATTTCAACATTCCCACCAAAAAGGCTGAAAACGCCAACAACAGAAGTATTTCTGAAGAAGCACCGTTTCAACCTTAAAAAAGCACGGTCAAATGTTCCATCATGCCCGGCTTTCAAAAACTGAACCCCGGCTATTTTGTCATTTTTGCTGGCTGAAGCCGTGACTGTCAGGGTATCAACCACAACTTCTGAATGAAGTTTTATCTGTTCCCTTTTTAGTAAAACTTTATCATGATGATAAACATTCCCATTATACGTTAAATCAATATCAGCGTTTGTATAGTAATATTTATTCCCATCATGAAGGGTTAATTCGTAAAGGTCACAGGCGGTGCAATTCCTGACAGTGGAAAGAAAGGTTGCAAGATCTGAAGATACGTTTTTCATCTGACCACTTCCAGTTTGAAAGAATCTGACCTGTTTATATTGTTGAATAGCATTTCTGTTGAAAATTTGGAATCTGCAAATCTTACCTTCCACCAATAATCATAATCAGCGGTAATAACAGCGGTTGAATCAGGGGCATTTTTGAAGGTAATGATTCCATCAGAAACAGCATAAGTGGAAGAATCCCGTTTCACCCCATCAACATACACAACGGGGTTTTCAATATATGCACACGGTTCAACATATGTACCCCAACGAATAACAGCCTGATATTTGTTGCCACTTATATGGGCCAACGGTGCTTTTGATTCGTGGTGATCTTCTGGATCCAGCCACAAAAACGGTTCATAACCGCCCTTTACGCTGGCAATAAATCCCATCAAGGCCCGGCGTTCTGCATCTGTTAAATAAGTGAATTTGGTTTCAATCGTCCATGCTGGATAAAGCTGATTAGTCAGTGTTCTGATTCTTCCGCTTCCAGTTTTTTCTTCTGTCACTTCCCATGACATAGATTTTTTACTTTTCCAATCAAAAGTGTTTATTGAAGTTGGGAATTTCAGCACTTACCACACCCCACTTTCACATGCAAAATTTCTGTTATTTTCAAACAGTTTCTGCCTGATTTCATCCAGCCCCCCATTATCCATGAAATCCCCAAAAGAACTTGCATCAATGGCATTAATGGAAAGGTTGACCGTTCCCCCGTTCCCATTGGAAGCAGGAACAGTATTAATTCTGATATTTTTGGAAGGCACACTTCCCCCGGTTGCAAATCGTGGCATATGCCCTTCATTGATAGCATTCAGCAATGGAAGGCCAACGCTTTCAACGGCTTTTGCACTGACAACAAATTCCCCGTTAGAAAGCCATGCAGGGATAGAATCTGAAGTTCCCGTGCCGGGGCCAGAAATGGCACCGCCTGTTGCAAAAAATCCAAATTTAGAAGCCCCAACTGTTTTCAGTGCAACACTGGCACTGAAGGCCGCTGATGTTAATGCACCCATTGCGGCGGTTGCCGAGGCTGTTGAAGCAACTTCAGCCGGTTTTGTTGTCGTGTTAATAAGGTTCTGTGCAACATTGAAAAGGCCCATATATTTAGATCCTTCAGTGTTTTTAGTTCCAAACTGCCCAACAGCGTTTGTTGCCGCATTCAATCCGTTTGTAAAACTTCCAAACGGGTTGTCAGATTCCCCACCACCAAAAGAAAGGCCACCATTCAAGCCGCCAACAAATGACACGACGGGCAATCCACCAGCTTCAACGCCTGAATTCCCATTTCCGCCCATTCCCAACAAACCGCCAAAAATGGAAGTTGCAAGGCGGTTTGCCAGCATTTCAGAAAGCTGATTCAGGATTGATTCACCAATACCCAGAATCAGATCTGAAAAGGCATTGCCAAAAGTTTCAGCCCCGGTCAGAATGGAATTGAAGAAATCAGTGAACTTTTCTTTTGATGTATCAGCCAGTTCAGCGGTTCTTTCTTCCATGGATTTATGACCAGCATTCCATAGTTTCACATATTCCTGAAAGGCTGTTGTCTGGCCTTCCCAATCCATAGCCTGTTGGCCTTCTTCGCTACCCAAAAGGCCACCAATCATGCCAGTATTGTGATTTTCAATGGCATACTGTAATTGTTTGTTGTAAGAATCCCGGTATGCTTCAGCCCTTTCCTGTGCCGCTTTCTGAACCTGTGCCGTGTACCACTGTTCAACAGCAACCATAGCTTCTTTATCATCTTTATTTTTCTGAACTTCTTTCAGGCGTTCTTCCCGTTCCTTTTCAAGCCCGTCAACAGTGGCCTGATATTGTGCATCAGCCATTGCCTTATAATTGCCAGTGGCTTCAGCGGTTGCCTGAATGGTTTCAGATTTCAGCTTGTTCATAGCCTGTTTGTTTTCATCAACAAGCTTCTGTTGCATAACAGCAGAATATTCAGCCAATTTTGCTTTCAGGTTGTTAATGGTTTCATCATCAACCCCAGCTGCCATGATCTGATTAATGGTTTCAGCTTTTTTCTGAACATCATCAGCAAGGCGGTTCATACCGCTGGCATATGCTGATTCAGTTTCCCCATCAATAGCAGTCTGCATAGACTGGAACAGGGAAACGGCCTGTTCTTTTGCCTGATTTAACTTGTTAATGGCATCTTGAATGGATTTACCATTGGCATCAACCATCTTTTTAACGGTTTTACCCCCGGTAAAAGCACCAACATCACCAATTCCAATCAGGGGGCCAAACCAATCAGAAGCTTCAGCCATGGAACCATGGTGAACTCCCCCCTGTGAGTTTCTAGCAATATAACCACCATTGCCATCAGAAATTCCAACGTGTCCAGCCCATGACAGATAATCCCCGGCTTTTGGTGCATAGCTTTCAGGGTTTCTCCATGCCCCGGCGTTCTTGAATTGTTCATCAAGATTATAACCACTTCCAGTTCTGGAAGTTCCAATGCCAGCGGCCTCATACATACTGGAAACAAAATCAGCACAGAAGCCATCAACACTGTTTCCCAATGCCCCTTCCCACATTTCCCCAACGTGGCTTTCAGCAATATCAAGTGCATTTTGACCAACTGGAACATTAATTTCAGTCATTTTAGCTGTTGCATCTTTAATGGCTTTTGTGTTTTCTTTTGTGGAAACATCAAGGCCACCATTGGATTTCATCAGCTGATCCAGTAGTGTTTTATAAATATCATTGGCATTGAAAAGGCCATTTGGGGTTTCGTTACGGGTTTTATATTTTTCATTATATTCTTTTCTAGCCGCATTCTGTTCTGCGTCCATATCAAGAACCCGTTTCCTTATATCGCTATCCCAAACTTCTTTCCTTGCCCCATTATCTTTCAAATAGGTAACATTGCCATTCTGATCAACCCCGTATGTTTTGCCATCAATTTTGTAATGATGTTCTTTATAATTTTTTTCAGCGGTTTGGTAATATTCATAGGCCGCATAAATGGCAGTACCAATAGCGGCGGCAACGCCTAACCATCCCCCGGCTAAAGCCCAAACTGCAGAAGCAACCGCTTTCAGTGGCCCAATAGCCCCAGTTGCCGCCCCAACCATTGCACCACCTGTTCTTGTTGCCTGAAGGCCCGTGGCGGCGGTTGTGGCTGTCAAGGTTGCTTGAACAGCGGTTGTTGCTTTTGTTGCCGTGGCAACGGCTGTTGTTCCAGCAATCTGTTTTGTTGCACTCTGGGTGCTGGAAAGTGCCACCCTTGCATTATTTGAAATTTGCGTATTTGCAGAAGCGGTGCTTTGTGCATTGATAGTTTTAAACATGGCTGTCATTCTGGCTGATTCAGCCTGTGCCATTCTTGCCGCTTCTGTTTCACGTTTCACACAATAAGCGGTGTATGAAGCTTCTTTTTGTGCATCGCTTAATTTTGCGGTTGACAGGGTTTTCAAATAAGCGGCTTCTTCTTTCATCGCCGCTTTTTCAATCGCCTTGATCCTTCTGTTAATACTGGCTTCTTGTTGCCGGGTTAATGCATCATCAGAAACATTCTGGCCAACGCCAGTTGCCAGTGTTGCCAGGCTTCCAGCCGCCATTGCCGCTGTTTTGACCACCTGTAAGGTTTTATAGGTTCCAATCAGCACCAATAGCACCTTTGAAAGTTCAGCAATTTGAGTTTTGTTTTCAGCAATGAATTTTGCTGTTTCAGCCAATCCAGAAAGAATTGGTGGAAGAAATTCCTGTGCAATGGGGGCAAGTGCCGCACCGCTGGCAAGCCCTAACTGCCCTAATTGGGCTTGCACCAATTCCATTTCATCTGAAATTTGGTGCATCTGTTCAATGTTTAAACCAATGCCCTGAATCTTGCTGGCCTTATTTTTGGCTTCACTGTATTCACGAAGGGTGTTTACAAGGGAAAGCCCCCTTGCCCCTAAAGTGTCCATTATAAATTCCTGACTATACCCGGCCTGTGCCGCCCGTTGATAGCCAGTGGCAAGCTGGGCAAGCTGTTCATTCAATGGTAATAATTTACCATTTGAATCTGTCAGGGAAACGCCAACGGCATTTAACATTGCCTTTACTTTTTCGCCAGATTCACCGCCAGAAGAAAGGGTTTTATCCAGTTTCATGAAAGCGGTTGAAGCCGTGTCAACATCAGCCCCGGTGAATTTCAAAATCTTTGAAAATTCGCCAGCCTGTTTTGTTGTAATGCCTAATTTTTCAGATAATTCATAAACGCTGTTCCCGGCTGAAACAGCTGATTTAACAATATTTATCAGGCCAAAACCGCCAGCGGCGGCGGCGGCAAAGGCACTGTATTTTGATATCAAGCCATTTAAACTGTTGGTAGTTCCTTCAAGTGCATTTTGCATTTCCTTTACTGGATTTGTGTTAAATGCATTCTTCACATCTTTAGGAATTTTATTTATTTCTTTTCTGAAGCCAGAACTATCAGCACCAATTCTGACCTGTAAATCAGAAATTGTAGCCATTATTTTTCACCGTCCCGCAATAGTCCAAATTCTTTCTTTAATTCATCCAGTTCAGCCTTTGTCTGTTTATGGCCACCTTCACCCCATAGCCCTGAATAAATGGTTTTGGGGGAAACAGGGCTTTTAACATGGGGTGCTATTATCCAGCTGATAAAATAGGCTTTTCGCATATCGTCATTTTTCTGTTTCTCTCTATATGCTTCTAAAGCCATATAAAATTCTTTAGGTGTCAGCTTTACAAATTCCCATGGCTTCAAGCCTATTTGCCACGCTAATTTTTCAGCGTATTCACACCATTGATTGAAGGATTCGATTCTTTCACGGGGGCTTTCATTTCCGGCCTTTTGATTTTCCCCGGCACCCCCACCGTAAAAATTCCAGAATCAATAATTGCCTGAATGACTTCAGCTGAAAGATCACCAAGGTTGCCCCCGGCGTTGCAAAATTTATCAATGAAATCATATGCATCAAATTTTTCTGGCATATCAACCAATCCAGCCTGAAGGCCAGCCCATACAAATTTGATTGAAATTAAATTAATCCGCTGTTCAGGCGGTAACATGGCGGCGGCGGCTATAATAGCAAAAAGAGGAGAACCCAAAAGGTTCTCCATCTTTGCTAATGACCGCACCGTAAAAATCAATTTATATTTTTTATCCTTGATTCTTAATTCCCGGTACTGTCTCATATTGTTTTTACCTCATTAAATCAGCCAGTAGTTTTAGCTTCTTCAGTGATTTCAGAAATTGCACCCTTGCCAGAAAGTGTAATGTTAACCGTTGCCACCCCGTCATGTGCAAAATCTTTATCAAATTCAGTAATGCTTGCCCAGCCTTCCTGATAGGTTTTATCAGGGTATGCTAGTTTAACATGAACATCAAGGCTGTTTCTGAAAGCATATTCAAGAATCTGAAGGGCGGCATCATCTTCAATCAGAAGGCCGCTGAAATCAATGCTCCAGCTTTTTGGGCCAGCCAGTGTTTCGCCCCAACCATCAGAAGTTTTGTGACTTGCATCAATGGTATCAGCGGCGTATTTGATAGGGGAGTTACGCTGTCCACCAATCAGAAGCCAGTTAGCAGCGGTGTTCGTTCCTTTATCAATGTAAAGTAATACATCCTTGCCAGCAATGGCAGAAGAAGTATTGGGATTAGTTGGAAGGGCTTTCAGCTCTTCAGCAGTCATTTTAGCCATTTGTTAATCCTCAATTCTTTGCAACAAAAACCGGGCTGTCAGTGTTCCATGATAGCCCGTTGTTAATTCTGGAAAATCTTCAACCATGTCAATTTCAGTTTCAATGACTTGATAATCTGGAATTTTCATGGAATTACCATAATATGAAAGAAGAACAGCAATATTATTTAAAGTTTCGTTTACGTCCCTTTTGCCGTTCAATGTTCCCCACACTTCAACGGCTAAAGATGTTTGCCACATACACGAATCTTTTACAGCCAACGGCTTGAAAGAACCTGACCCCAATGTTATATATGGCAATTTAGCCCCTGTTGGAACTCCACCATAAACCGGGGTTTCCTGTCCATCTTTAAGAAGGGCAAAAACCGCCTTTCTTAATGCAATAGAAGGAATATCTTTAATGATGATCATTTTTTATGGCCCTTTCTATTTCCGCTTCAATTCTTGCCCGTTCCTGTTCTGCGGCTGGCCCCATGAATGGCTTTTTTGGCATTCTTCCAGATGAAATCACGCCTTTTACAAAGCCATAGTTCCCATCTTTTTGGGGGATTCTTAACGCTTTTTTCCCCTTCCATGGTTTCAGGCCAGTCAAACGGGGCTGGGTGCCAAATTCAATCAGGTGTGAATGTTTGGCATCTGATGAAACAATACCAACGGGCTTTCCCGGTATCATATCCGCATGAATACCAGCTTTAAGGGTTCCAGTTGCCCCCATTGGGGCTTTCATGATAGCTGTTGCCCTTACCGCATTGGTTCCCCTTTCAATAGCACGAATAATTCCCTGCTGTACTTCTTTATCATATTTGGCAATGTCATTTGTGGCTTTCATGGTCAGGGTTTCTTTATCAAGCCTAATGACAAACTTTTTCATGTTTCCACCGTTTCAGTTGTCAAAACATAAACAGTGGGGTCAGAACAATCAATGTCAATGACCTTATATTCACGGCCTTTCAACTTGATATGCCACCCCTTCTGAATTTCATCATTTGGCCTGATTCTGATTCCCTGTGTGATCAACACGGCTGAACCGTCCCCGGAAATCACGCCCGGCGTTATACGCTGTTTCAGCAATTCAGCCCAAATGGTGCCAGCTTCAACATAACTGGCTTGTTGTCCCAATCCAGTATCTTCTTCCAGCACGGGTTTTAACAGCTGAATCTTTTTATTCAGGTTCCCAATTCTAACCATGTTAATCACCATTTGCCTTCTGGCATTCCCTGACCTGTGCAATCAGGCCAGTTAGAGTAATGCCAGTGTTTTCAGAAAGGTTTGACAGAAGGTCAGGATTAGTCAGAAGTTTTGCCGTCAGGGAAACAACAAGGCCCTTGAATGCCTGATTTTCATAATCTTTCTTGCACCCGGCGTTGATTAAATACTGTTCAGCTACGCCCTGATAAAAAGTGGCGTTCTGAATTTCTTCTTCCCCGTCAATATGCAAAAGCCTTGCCAATTCTGAACTTTCCATCATTTACCCCTTTTCTGAAAATTAAGCAGTTGCCTTCTTTACACGAATAAAGCCATTGTATGCTTTTACGTTGCCACCAACAAACGCAACGCCACGGTTTGCAATCATGCCTTCCTTGAACTTGTAATCAGTGGAACGCTGAACATCAATATCGCTGAAGGTAACAAGGCGGTAATTTTTAAGGTTGCCATATGCCATGCAATAGCCGCCAGCGGTTGCTTTAGAAACAGACTGGCAAGCGGAGTTGATGATGAAAGGAATACCATCAATAAAGCCCATTCCATTGGAACCGGGGGCAAAAGTAATGGTATGAAGTGGCCGCCCATCATCAGCACGAAGGTTTGCAAATGCTTTCAGATCCAGTTTGGAAAGAATAAGGGTTGCCTGGCCTTCAACAGCTTCATCCCCACCATAGGAATAAACAATGTTGTTCAGGGTGTCTTTATCAATAGCGGAAATTTCAAGGTCTGTTTTGGCTTCAATAGCGGTTGCTTTATCGCTGAAAATGCCAGTAAGGTGATTAGTTGCACCATCGCCAACCATGATTTCTTTTGCCAGCTTCTTTCTGAGGGAAGTAGTGATTCCCCCGGTTACAACATCAGCATAATCAGCGGCGGGGAGTTTCAGCACTTCTTCAGTAATTTCAGAATAAGCGGTTACTTTTGCTTTTGTCATGCTTGCATAACCAAAAGAAGTGTCAGTGTCTTTAGCGGCGGCCCCTTCAGCGGTGTATTCACCATCAGCAGAAGTCTTTTCATAAGGTTCATCAAAAGATTCACCGCCAACAAGTGCAAGGGTATCAACAGCATCAATCAGGGAAGAAACCTGCTGGAAGGTGCCATTGATAACAGTTCCATCTTTTTTAGGAACAACAACTTCAGCGGCAATGGTAACAGAACGGCCTTCTTTAAGGTCTTTACCACGCTGTTCAGCCTGTTCAGCTTCTTTTTCTCTTACACCCTGTTTTCCATCTTCAGTGGAATGGAAACCGTTCACTGGGGTGAATTTCACGCCTTCACGCTGTTCAGTGTGTTCATTTGCATTTTTGGTTCTTTCATTCTGTTCAGGTTCCTGTTTCTGTTCAGGTTCCTTTTCAGTTTCAGCAATAATGGAACGCAGTTCAGTGATTTCAGCGTTCAGCTTTTCCATTTCAGCCTGAATGGAACGAAGTTCGGTTACATCTTCAGATTTTTCAGCTTTAGCTTTGAGTGCTTCACGCTGTTCTTCTTTAACTTTCAGAAGCTTTAACAGTTTTTCTTTCATTTTTACATACCCCCAAGAATTTTAATTTTCTCTTTCAAAACATCTTTTTCCTTTTCCAGTTTGGATTTTTCCAAATCCTGTGAACGGGCAAACTCCATTGCCTTTCTTGCATTGTCCAATGCATCTTTATCACGGCTGGAAATATCAGTGCCGTCATAAGCCGGGAAGTTTACGGCAGACACTTCATAAACCTTTTTAATAGCGGTGATAGTACGTTTAGGGTGATCTTCATCTGTCCAATCCCATTCATTCTTATCAACGCTAAAACAAAAACTCATGCCAGTAATATCACCACGCTGAACCGCTGAATATAAAGCGGCAGCTTCTGGATTCCCTTCTGTGTCAATGGTTGCCCTGATTTTCAGTCCAACATCATCAATAGAAAGGGTCATGGTGGAATTTCCATTGTTGCGGCGGCTTCTGGCAATGGGGATTCTGGAAGAATCATGATTTACAAACAGTGGAACATCAGTCAGGTCAGCATTATCAAATGCCCCCGGCTTAATCACTTCTCTGAAATAATCACCAATGTCAGTTTCCTGATTGAAAACAGAAGCATGACCTTCCAAAACTTTTTCTTCTTTAGCGGTGCCATCATCGGCTTCACGCTTTTCAGTGCTGGCTTTCAGGTCAGCAAATTTGAAAAGCCTGACAACCTTTTCACCCTGATTTACTTTCTTCTTATTTTTCATTCCCATTGCTGTTTTCTCCCTTTACAGACTGAAGCTGATATTGGTCAGCAATATCAGTGGAAATATAATTGAGTGACTGCAATCGTCTGTCCCCATCTGGCTGGGGTTCATAGCCAAACATTTCAAGAATCTGATTAATTGAAAAAATCCCGGTGTTTGTGCCGAGGTTTGCCAGTTCAATTTTTTGTGCGTTTGTCATGAAGGATGTTCTGGAATAGTATGTTTTGATTCGGTGTCCAATATCCTGTTCACGTTTGGTGAATAGACAATCTGACATGGCCTGTTCAAATTCTGTTTGAAAATCTTCCAAACAATTCTGATAAAATGCCCCGTGCTGTTCTGCAGTATAATCCCCACTCAACATGGCTTCTGAAATGCCATATCTTTCACGGATGATAGACTTTAGAAAATGCATCACTGAATCATCAACGTGTGTTGGATTCATGCTGATAGGAACAAATTCACCGGGAAGATCCGTTGCAACAATCCCTGTTTCTGACTGTGCAATATGTTCTTCAAAATTCTTACGCATATTGTTCAGCGTATCAGAATCAACAACGGTTTTTGCCCTGTATACCCCATTGATTTTCAATGATGTTTTCAGGGATTCAGGAACCATCTTCAGAACATCATGAAGGGTGCCAACAGAATCAGTCAGGTCAGAAACATCAGGGGTTCCCCAATCAGAACCGCCGCCAATAATTGTGTTCTTGCCCCTTCTCCATCTCAAATGAACAAGATCATGATATGGGATAACATCAGCCCGGCCAGACTTCCACCAAAATTTGACTTCCCAAACATTGCCAGTATCATCAACGCCAATTTCAAGCTGTGTTGGGTTCAGGGGCCAAAAGGCGGTGAAATACTTGAAATCATTACCGTTACTATCCTTATAGATTTCATATTGGGGATAGATGAAGCAATTGCAATCTTTACGCCTTAACCATTCACAACACGCCAAAAAATCTTTTGTTGTCTGTAAAGGGTTAGGATGAAATCTGAAAAGCCGTGAAATTTCATCATTCTGATATTTCACGGCGTTCTGCGTCTGAACTACTGACAGCACGGTCATTTTTGAAATTTCCGTTGCTATCCTGTCAATACAGTTGTTTACAAAATCCGATAAATAAACGGATTTCCCACCCCAACTTCCAATAGCCTTGCCATCTGACAGCAATGACCATATTTCTTCTTTTTCGCCCCGGTTCTTGAAAAGGTTTTTAATATAATCAAAAAGCACTTGTTGCCCCCTGAATCCGCAAATATTCCGACTTGTTGTCAGATAAAGTAGAATAAGCAATGATGAAACCCAATGCCCCATCAATACGGTTTTTTGATTCGCCATATTTTTTGACGGGCATCATTCGCCCTATTGTGTCAAGCTTTATTGCCACATTTGATAAACACCATCTATCAATAGGGTTGTTTCTGTAATTCAATACTTTTCTTCTTAAATCGCTTTCCAATATTGCCATTGGATTTGAAAGTGTTTTGAAATCCATTGGAACCCTGAAAAGCACATCTTCCCCAAAATAATCAGCAATATTCTTTTTGAAGCCCTGTGAATGCCAGTTATCATAGCCAATTTTGAAGGGCTTCATTCTGTACTGTTCATAAATGCTTTCAAACCATCTTGCCACCATATCAGCATCAACTTCAGAGCCTGGGCAAATTGTAACAAGTCCCTGTTTGGCCCATTCCCTGTAATCTTTCTTTTCAGGGTTCAGGTTGTTTCCATCCAGTATTGCATCAGCCTTTATTTCAGGAATGAAATACATGGTCAATGATTTTTTATGGCCTGTTACTGGATCCATGAACAATGCTTTTGCATTGCATAGGTCTGTGGTTTCAGCATAATCAAGGCCACCAACATAGTATTGGCCTTTCAAATCTTCTGGCTTGAAAGAATCCGTGTTATTCAGGGTTGCCATATCAAGCCATGCATTAGAACTGTTTTGCTTAATGTTGAAATCTTTTGCCAGAACGAAGGCTTTTGTACTGGCATTCTGTTTGGCTTCTTCCACCATTTGCCTTAAAAATGACCATTTTTTTATAACGCCAAGGCCGGGGTTTGATTTGTACCACGAATTTTCATTTTGCCAAACTTCTTCTTCTGAATCCTGTTGGTACATGAATATAAGCCAGCGTTCATCACTGGATTCACCCAGAAGAACTTTCCTTGCGGCTTCTGTTTCTGAATCCAGATAGCCCCCATCTGTAAAGCCTTCTGATGTAATTTCAATGTATATGGGTTCATCCTGTGTTGAAAGGGCCTGACGAATAGGCATAACAAGTTGGTTGTCTTGCATTTCGTGAACTTCATCAACGGCACCAACTTTTATATTTTTGCCTTCTTTTGCCCCGGTTCTGGCTGAAAGCTTTTTGATTGACCCTTTATTCTGCTGGGAAAACTTGCCTTTTGCGTGTTTCCTTTTCTGATTCCCCCAAAATATACCCTGAAGATTTTTGTGGGTGCATTTTGCCATTTTGGGGCTTTCTTCCCTCATGGCATTAGCCGCATCAAACAAGATTCCAGCCTGATCATAGTCATTACTGCCAAAAAGAATATTTGTCCCCATTTCACCACAGAACCATTCAGCCAAAGTCCATGCTGAAACCAGTGGTGATTTCCCGTTCTTTCTGGCTATCATCAGAAGCAACCGCTGATATTTTCTGACATTCCTTTTCAGCTCAGAATCATAAATCTTCATTGAATAGAAGGCTTCAATAATGGCCTTTTGCCATAACATCAGCTTGAACGGCTTTCCAGCAAACGGGGCCTGTGCATGACGGCATTCAGATTCAATGAACTGAATCCTTTTATCTGAATCAGAAAAATCTTTTATGATTGAATCATCATGAAGTTCTTCCATCAGCCTTTCCATCATTAGTTTTACATATGCACCAACAATGATTTCACCTGACTGAATGGCTTCATAATATTGTTCAATCCAGTGTTTTTCATTCATAATCACTTAAACCCAAATCATCTTCATCAACATCATGATTCAGGGCTTTTGCCAGCTTGAACATTATGTTGGTATAACTGGCCCTGACCTTTGGAAGAACTTTTGAAACAGCCAGTTCTTTTTGCAACAGTGGATTTAATGGGTTGACCTTAACAAGCCCGCTTTTTTTGCTGATAGCATTCAGCTTATTCAAATCAACACGGGTTCTTGCCGCTTCAAGAATCAGCCCATCCATCAAATCTAATTGCTGTTCATCAGAATCAGCAAATATGGCCCTGATTCTTTCATATTCTTGCTTGATTTCATCCATTGTCACACATTCCCCGGCATGATTTTTCAAGTTCAAAAAAAGTCAAATTTTCTTTGTTGATAAAAAACAGGTCCCCGTTTCGGTCTTATCTGATGCCAAAAATTTCACCGAAGTGGGGGGGTCATGGCTGAAATGTCAGGAACCATTTAGAAATATATTTTTTGTAATCGTTTGCAAAAATTCCCATTGTTTCAGCCCTTGCATTGCATTCTTCTTTTGTTGCGTTGCAATATATTTCTTTTGCCCCTGTATGGTTCTTTATATGTTCCCTGACTGCCTTTAATGGATAACCGCCTTCGATATATGCATCATTCCATTTCCCATCACGCTGGGCAATCTGTTCAATCAATGCATCACGAATCTTGAAAACATTCCATTTCAAATTGTCTGGCTTGTCATACATCTTTAAACCACTGACAGCCTTGAACAGTGCATTGATATCAACTATCAAATCACCACGGCTGGAAAGCTGTTTAATCAATGTTGTTTTGCCTGATAGCGGTGATCCATAAACAAGAAACACATTATGTTCCTTGCTATATCCAAACCGCCCATGCTCCCGGTTATGGCAATCAAAACAGATTAGTTCAATATTGTCAGGGTTTAGGGAAACATTGGGGTCAGTTATGTTTATTGGTGTCAATGGCTTTTTATGGTGTGCAATCAGGTTTATTTGGTCAAATGTCATATCCTTTCCGCACCGCTGGCACCGTGGCCCACGCTGGATAATCAATGACATTCTAAGTGCTTTCCAATCTGGCGAATTATAGAATTTAGCCGCCCATGCTTCAGCCATTACCAATCGCCCCACTTTTCCGGGTTCTTATGTTTCAGCCAGCACATAGCCGCCATTGGATTTGCCGCCACTTTCCTTTTCTTTCTGATCGTCCTGATAACTTCCCCATCAGCATTTGTAATTTCAGTAAATTCTTCTTGATACGTTTCGCCAATGGCACACTTGAATAGGGCATTTTCAACGGCGTTTTCTGTTTTCACTTTTGCTTTTTTATAAGTATCAGAAAATTCAGAAAATCTATTCAGCCAATCATAAAAGGTCTGTGGTTTTACACCAATCTTTTCTTCAGCAATCTGTTTATCTGTCAGCCCTTCACTAACCCATTTGACAATCTTTTTCAGCCCTTCGCCCTTTATCCAGTTTTCATATACACCCTTGCGGCCTACCTTTCCCATTAACCCCATTCCTTTTCATTGTTGTTGTCCTAACTATCAAACACAAAAAGAGAAAAGCCACCGTTTGAAGTGGCCTTTCTCTTTCAAAAGGAAAAATGAAATCAGTAATCCATGGTTCCCCATTTATTACCAATATCATTTTATCATCTTTTAATGTGATAAAATGTGACTGTTTCTGACCTTTTCAGATATTTCACGAATGGCATCAGCCCCCAATCTGACAGCCGTTTCCCTGACATAATGATTAGACTTTGCCGTTTCATTCCATGTCATACAGTTGATATATCTATCAAGAAGAATGGCCTGTTTCACATCAGCATTGGCCCCACGTTCAACCATCCCAATCATCTTTATGACCTGTTCACGCAGTTCATTCAGTTCATGCACCGTTGACATGATCTGTAAATCAATCTTATCAGAACGGTTTTGAATCTCAATCAGAACATCAGATAAATCTTTTTTGTTGCTGGAAGTTACTTTTGCCCCGTCATACCTGACCCCCTTTACACTGGCTGTATCTTCCAACACGGTTTCTTTTGCCCTTTTCAATGCCCTGATTTTAATTCCCAATACCCGGCAACGCACAAACATAGATTTCACACTGTTCATGAATCATCCTTTCAAAAATGGCCGCCCTTGCCCCTTGACGGTTTAACAGGTATTCCAAATTCCTTTTCCAGTTGCTGTTACGCCTTCCATCAAACCACCCTATTTCAAAACAAGGTATTTAGTGCCAATCTTCAAATGATATGAAATCAATTCTATTGCTTCATTACGTTCATCAATCGTTTTGAATGTTTTACTTGACCAAATATCCCTGACAGCAATTTCAATGGCTGGCCCAAGGCTATTTTCACACGCTGTAACTCTATCAGGGTTAATGATTATAGTTCTGTTTCCACTTCCATTGATAAAATCAATAATCATGGTTTCACCTTCAGTCCAAAATAACTGTTTTATCCCATGGCTTTTCAATTTCCATGGTTACTTTCAGAATCTTGATGATTTCATCAGTACCAGCTTTATGAATGTATTTTGAATCAGCATGGCAAGAATCAATCTTGCATTTCATGACAGCCATTTCCTGAAGCTTTTTGCAAGCCCCGGCAAATCCAGCATTGATTTCAACACAATCAGAAAGAATGATATCTGTTTCATCCCCAAAAGGGTGATAATTAATGAACAGATCCATATTCACCCAATCAAACTTGCACCCAACCTCACGCATATAATCAAGAACGGTAATTTTCTTTTCGCCCATATTCATTTCATTCTCCTTCATTTTTGAAAACGGATTCCATCAATTCAACCTGAATGAATGGCTTTCCAGATGAATATTCTTTTTTACAAATGGCTTCAACCACCTGTTTATCATCATCATAAGCAATCCCATTCAGGGCATCCATGACAACCTTCAAAATGTTGTCAACATCAGGTTTATTCACTGGCTTCTGAATGCCTTTCAAACATTTAGATTTAAAATCTTTTGTTGCCCTTTTGGGAATTGACATATAAGCGGTAACAATAATTTTGATGAAAGAATCAGCCCCAAACTTTTTGCCACCATTTACGAAAAACATATATCTGATTAGTTGTTCATAATCCAGCGTATTTTTTGGGGTGTATACGGTGCCAGAATAGGAATTGAACCTGGGCCTTGCTTTCCCCTGTGGTTTCCCATCAACTGTAAAGATCATTGAACAAATCACCTTCATATTTCCATGAATCCAGCCTTCTGATTGATTTCTGATAAATTCCATCATCAGTTTCAAACCCTATAAAATGCCTTTTGAGATTCAAACAGGCAATAGCTGTTGAACCTGAACCCATACACGCATCAAGAACGATTTCACCGGGGTTTGTATATGTTTTGATGAAATATTCACAAATATCAACATTCTTTCCTGTTGGGTGTCCCTGAAGCCCTTTCATGGGGTGCCTGACAGCCGTGTTGAAGTGGAGTACATCCCTTGGGTATCTATACCCCCCCACATTTTCTGTTATGGTTGCTTTATACTTCCCGTAGTTGGAAGAAAAAGCACCTTTTTTCATGGCATATGGAAGGCCCGGCGTTTTGATAGCATTGAATGTTGGAAGGGATTTGTAGAAAATCAAAATGTTTTCATGGCACTTCATAGGCATCTTGTTTGCATTAAGAAAGCCAGTGCCTAATGATTTTTCTATGATCCATTCGTACCTGAACATTTTAGGGTTTGAACAAATCAATTTGGAAGAAAAGGGCTGTTGTGACCATAAAGCAATGGCCCCGTTTGGCTTGATAACCCGGTTGAACTGTTCCCACATGGGTTCAAATGGAATGATTTTATCCCAGCTGTTATGGGTTGTTCCAAATGGAAGGTCAGTCAGGATGAAATCAATACTGGCATCCTTGATTCTTTTCATTCCAGTCAGGCAATCTTCATGGTATATGCTATCAAGTGTTATTTGCCCTTCCATATTAGTTGCTACTCCCCAAACCGCCCTTTCTCATATCATCTGAATCATCATCATCAGTCAACAAATATTTCTGGAAAATCCCCTGAACTACCCTGTCCCCCTTATGAAGGGTTGCATCTTTATTTCCCAAATTTCTGAGGATAATCATAATGTTTCCTTCATTGTCAGGGTTGTTGTAATAGTCAGCATCAATAATGCCCTGAATGTTGGCAATGATAACTTCCATCTTGATTCCAATGGAAGAACGGATATGAAGCCCCAAAAATTCATCATCATTCATGCAAGCCTTAATGCCAGTAACAATCTTTTCAGATTCCTTGCCAGCTGGTACAAATACATCATGATTCAGGGTGAAATCATAACCGGCACTTTTCTTTGTGCTTCTGCGTGGCAATACAACATTTTCAAACCCCTTGCACCTTTCAAATTTCCGCATTTAATCTGCCTTTCTGTTCCTGAATAAAATCTTTAATATCCTGAATGAGATTTTCAAGTTTAGACTTCTTCCAGCGGTTGCAATAAAGTTCTTTCCAGCTTTTCACATAGCCTTTGCTATTCGCTTTGAAGATCATTGTTTCAGCAAATGGAAAACCCATTGAAGGTAACATTTTGATATCAGCATAGAACCAATGAAGGCCATCTGTTGTGAAAGTGGCACTATAACCAATTTCATCTTTCCCGGTCAAATCAGAATGGGTTTCAGTGATTTTTATTTGGTGTAACTTTTGGAAGTCCATATTCAGCCCCCGGCACATCAAAATCAAAATAGTATAATCCGTTCTGACAAGCCGTTTTATATCTGAGATGTTCCCTGACGGCAGCGGCATAACTTTTGAAGAATTTCACAAAAACAAAATTCTTTTCTTTATCCCCGGCAACCACCTTCAGCACAGCCGGGAATGTATCAACAAACGGTTCATCAGGGCTTCTTTTTTCAGCATATACAAGTAAGGGGTTTGAAATAGTAACATTGACCTGTTCACGCTGTTTTTTGCCTTCATCGTTGTACATTGATTTAATTCTTTCAAACCGTTCTTTTGCCATCTTCAAGTTTTCAGGGGATTCATTGCTTTCAACCGCCTTTTCATATTTCTTTTTTTCGTTCCCATAAATCCAACGGTTTATGCTGTTACCCTGAAGAAGCCTATCAAATGTTCCAGTGACATTCATTTTCTTTCATCGTCCCTTCTGTATACCGATTTGAAAATATCCCCGGTTTTAATGTTCTGAATCCTGAAATATCCAATGAATCTGAAGCCTGCGGCTTTCACTATCTGTTGAATCAGGTGAATGACCATGGCCGGGGTTATATCCTGACCCTTCTTTTGCTGAAGCTTCTTTTTGCGGTTGTATGCATCAAGGGCTTCAGCCATGGCAAATGTTGGGTCAGGGTTTTTGTGAACATATTGTTTCATCCCTTCTTTAGCCAAGATATTCACCATCCAGCACCTTTTCAAATCTGAAAGCCTGTTTTGAATCGGGGTGCTTGCCCAGGTCAACTTCTGACATGAACATTTTTAGTGGCCTGACCCATGTTACACCGTTTTGAACCTCACAATACGCAACACAGACTTCACCTGTTTCAGTGTTTGTAACAGGCGATTCAAGAATTTCAACAACAATTCCTTTAAAGTGCCGCCACAGTTCCCTTTTCCGGGGGTAATGCCTATCAATGTGAATCACCATGACTGGCCCCAATGAATCATTTTCATTTTGATAACTTACATAGGCAACATCCCAATTACCATATTTTCTGAACAGCTTTTCTTCCCAAAAGCCATTGCTTTCAGCGGCATTCATTTTTTTGGTAACATTACGTTTGTTTTCAAAACCTTCTTCAAAATCTGCGGATTCATCATAAATAGTTCTTTCAAGAATAATTTTGCTGAAGGTTCCTGAATGGTGTGACCACAGATCATAAAGGCCCATAATTCTGATGAAGCTTGAAAGTGTCATATTCCCACCGCCTATTCTTCAACATGAATGACAACACATTTCACCCATCTGTTTTTATATGTATCAAAAACAGCATTTACTATTTCTGTTTCCTTTTGAATTGACATAACCGGGTTAAACATTCCGCTTTCAATGTAATCATCAATAAGTGTTATCAGCCTTCCAAAAAGCTGTTGTTTTGATTCAATAACATCACTATAGCCCAGAATAGGTTCACAGTCAGCATTCAGCACTTCTTTAATTTCAGCACTGGCATCATAGGCATAGTAATAATCAAAATCGCCAAATGACGCTGAAGAACGGATGAATACCAGTGGAAGTTCAGATTTAAGCCCCACATTTGCCAATAAATCTTTTGATTTAATCCATGGGGCATTGTTGGGGCAAGCTTCAGAGCCATAAAGTTTAATGCATTCAGATTTGATTCTTTCAAATGTTTCAGGGTTCATCATACTTTCACGCTTTCAATGACTTTAATCATATTACCAATAGTTTTTACACATTCATTTGAATCAAGAATAATATTCTTACACTTCCAATAGTCTTTCTTACTGGCATTCTCTTTCATGATCCTTCTGAAATCCTTGCCAGTATGATTCAAAATAGCACTAATAAGCATTAAATTTGCCCTGATATCTTCCAGACTTTTTGGGGCAGTCGCTATTTTATCCATAATCTCTTGTACCTTTCACAACAACAACCAAAACTGAAACTTTCTTCCAGTATGGGTTGTAAAGCTTTTCAATAGAATTAACTATTTCAATAAACTGTTCTTTGGTCAGCCTGTTTTCATAATCAATGGAATTGAAAAGCACGTTTTTCAGATCTTCATAAAATTCATCATGGTTCATGTAAACATGGTCAGGGTCAATGTTTTGTTTGATATCCAGCATTTCACAATTTTCAATCAAGTGTGTTTTGTCGCTGAATATGGCTGAACCGCCTTCAGAATATCCATCAACAGTTCTGACCTGAACAACCAAATCAGATTTATCAGAAATTCCAAGGCTTGCTTTCATGCTGGCCCCGGCTTCAATGTACCCGGTTTTCTTTTCACGCCTGATTCTTTTGGCCCATCGCCCAAGCACCTTGCTTTTGAATCTGGCATATTCTGATTTTTCCATATCAGTTCATCTTTCTTTTTTCAGCTTCTGCCTTTTGCATTTCCAGATGTATTTCCAAAAGCCTTAACCTGGCATCTTCCATAAATCTGAACGCCTTATGAAGGTATGCAACAGCCAGAATCAAAAAGCAGATTGAAAAGAATAACAGTAAAAGTGAAAGAAATGTTTTTTCATCCATTTGGATTCACCACTTTCATAAAATACGTGCAACCAATGAAATCAATACAGTCAGAAGCATTGCCCCCAATATCCCAATCATTGAACCAATCAGAATGGAAACAATCATCATTCTGACAAACTGATTTTCATTCATACAATTTCCACCCTTTCCTGTTCTTCAGGTGTCAGTTTTTCCAGCATCAGGAACCCGGCATCAAGGGCAAGCCCCGTGGCGTACCGGGTAAAAGTGCAATCATAATCAAAATCACTGAAGCCAATGTTTGAGATAATAGGAACTTCATTTGGGGTGAATGTGAACATCAGGTCAGAACAGGCATCAGATAATTCAAAATCATATTTTGCATTGAACAGTTCTTTCAGATCCTTTTTCTTTCCCTTGAAATGAACAACAAATTCACCTTGAATGATTCCATCCTTTTTCCGCTGTTCATATTCAGCAATCTTTTCTTCATCACATGAAGCCAGCTGATTCAAGATTTTAATAAATGTTTCCATGATTTTTCCCCCTTTTTTTCATGAAAGATAAAAGATAACACATTCTTCAGTATGCCTTTTGTAATCATCAAGAATCTGCCCACACAGATCATCAAACTGTTCATCAGTCATTTCTTCTGTTTCATAGCGGCCTTCCATGGTTCGCCTTATGCCATCTTCAAGAACTTCCCAATCATCATAAATAATGCAATCCGTGAAAGGTGAATCAACGGTCAGCACCTTTCCAACGTATGAATACAGCTGATGAAACCCAATCTGATACATTCCACCATCTTTAAAATCAAAATCAACAAGCCCAATGGCGGCCGCTGGCATTTCATTAATAAGAATTGTTGAACCTTTTTCATCTTTCAAAAACAAATCTGGCAACACCGGCTGTTCAGCTTGCCTTTTCTTTATCACTCATTGCCTTTTTTGTCTTCTTTTCTTGCATGATCTCTGTATTCCTCCTCCATTAACTTGCCTCTCGTAAGATAATTCAGGACATTATTTAAATTGTTCCTCGCTATGTCTGCCTCTAAAATAAATTCCCCTCTGTCTCTATCATTGACTTGATTGATGAGATACAGACAGCGAATAGCCTCATTGATGTGCTCCCTGGCCTCTTTGAATTTGTCCAGTCCAAATACCCTGCTTTTGTCGCTGTTCAGAAATGTTGGTTCATCCGGATCATCTTCATATTTGAGCAGGTCCCAATATAAATCGGAGCATTCATTCTGCATTTCTATGGCATTTTGCCTCATATTCTGCAGTCTGGTTTTCACGTCCTCCGGCATATGTGGATTGTCCATAACATTGTCATAGATTCTCTCAATGTCTTTTACGGTATCAACCATCCTGCCATTGATTACGTCCATTTGGTGTGAATCACTCAAAATAAACTCATCTCCCTCTTCTCATATTCAATTTCCCTTTTGAAGCGTTCTTCCCATTGAGTCAAAGTCAGGTCCCCTTCGTGAAACTGCCTGTATCTCCACTTGTGTCCATTGGCTATTACCTGGTCATCCATCTTTT